AAAGTTGCTGATACTCCGAGAAGCGTCGGGTTAATCGTAACTGCTTCTGATCCTGCTGCAAAAGTTGCTGATACTCCGGTCAATGCAGGTTGGACAGCTTTGCCGAGTGCGCCGCTGCCGAACGTTCCTGCGATGCCTGTGAGGCCGACAACAGGGCTGGGCGCTACTGCTCGCTGTATGAGCGGCTTAAACGGCTGACTTCTCCCGAGGCGTGACATTAATAGGTGCTCGCTCTATTGACTGCCTGACGTTTTATAAACGGAGCCCCCGCTAAAAAGACAGAAGCGGAAGCTGTGAATTTGAACGCAGCGGCTAACGCTGTCCACGTACTGCTGGCGGCGTCAGCCCAACTCGCTGTATAGCTGCCAGAAGCAGTTGTAATCTTGTCTTCAATTGCTTGGTATCCAAAATAAGCAGTAAAAGTTGTCTCTATGGTAAACCCGGTTCCGGCAGTGGGCGTAGCGCCACTCTTAGTGACCTCACCCACAACAATTCCGTCTGCGCTAGTTGTGGTGATAGCGCCCGGACTTGGATTTGTTGAAACAGTATTTACTACACTGGCAGTCCCGTCTGTTGCCCATGTTCCCGCCACGGAAGAATGATATTCGACTAAGGCTATGTTGATTGCGGAACTTGCAGCGGAAGCAGTTACAGTAACAGTCTTTAGCCCTCCACTTGGGGTCCCTACAACTTTGTAGTAGACGTAATTTTTTGACCCGTTGTTATTATCAACAATCGGGCCGATTGCGAGCGACCACGCGACACCATCACCAATATTATCAGTGATAGAGCTAAGAGTTAAGGCGCTGTCAAACACAAATACGCACACAAGCAGATTCCCAGCAGCGGGCACGTTGGTATATGCGAAAGACAGACTTGTAGGTGTGATATTCGACCCGGTGCTAGTCCATGCCTGCGCGGCGGTTATCGTCATCGGACAACTCTATCAGATTTCAATAATCATATAGCAGTAGGCATTAACTGCCGCGCCTGCTGTTACTCGGATACGACCCGCCGAGCCAATAGCTATAACGGGCTCACGACCTAACGGAAATTGTTTTACATATTGGTTAGATGGCGCGACAAATTGCACGTCCAACATGCGTACAGCTGTGATCGTTCCTTCCGCTGAAGCAGAGTATCCAGTTGCGGCGGTTCCTAATGTCAGACCAGCTACCGAAGCCGCCGCTGCATCAGCTATATTGGGGCCGAGCTTCGCAACGTCGGCATCGGCACTAGCCGTCACTGTGGCAAACACCGCACCAGTTTCTAGTAGCTCGCACCTAATCGGCGTTGCCGCAGCAAACCCATCAAACGAAATTCCCCATTCAACAATCTTGCATAGGTTAAACGGTTTGATTTGTAAAAGCGTCTTGATAGCCGTTCCAGTGGTAACAGGAACTTGCGCTGCCGTTGTGGGCATCGGCCCGTTTGCTATGATATAGAGCCCCATGATTTACGCCTTATGTCAACTGGATCATTGAAGTTGCAGCGCCAGCAGCAGGCATAGTCAGTGTGAATGTACCCGCGCTGATTGTCTGCGATCCGAAGTTTGCCAACTCAATCGCTTTATTCGATTGCGATGAATTGTAAAATAGAGCCGTATCAAATGCCGTTGCGGTGAATGTCGTCCAGGATAATGATGCGGATGGGTTCCATGTACCGGTATTCGTGAACAAAGCGGGGTTCGCCTGAGTCACAGTTGCACCGCCAGCCGCGTATGTGCCGCTGTTGGCAACCTCACTCGTCACACTATATGCAGCTGTAGCGGACGGACTAAGTGCACCGGATGCTAGGAACAATGCGCACTTGACTACGTCGGCTGTGGACACGGTGCGAGCCGGCACACCAGTACCGGTGCCGAGAGCGTGGATGCCGGTCAGCACTTCCCATTTGAAGTTGTTGCAAATACCTGCGGTGTTTGCATACAGAATAAAGCCGATACGCGCCATCCACGCAGTCAATAAGATGTGGAGCGGCTCAAACATTTTTGTTATGAAATTCTTCATTTTTATTCCCCTTTGAACTGTTTGTGGAAAGCCTGAGCTTCCGGCGTGCCAGCGTTGCGATCTGCGTGCCATGAACGCTCAATAAAAGCTGATTGCATGAAGTGATCCGTCAGCGTGGCACTCAAAGCCGCGGCAAATTCCGGACTCTTAAAATCAGCTTCCCATGGTGTACCAGCAGACGCGGAAATGATCTCGTCGACCACTTCGGCAACGTTAACATGATCGTCTGGTGTCATATCATGCTGCAATCTTGCCACGCCATGCACCTTGCAACGGTCGCGTTCACAAGCTTGTACTGTGTTGTGATGACCTTCGAGAATGTCGATCACAGCCGCTTGTAGCTTGATAGCCGCACCGCGTTTTTCACCAGCGATATTCTCGGCGATTGTTACGATGTGAGATGCTGTTGTTTCAGCCCATTTTTCAGCAGAGTGTGGTCCGCCGTTTGTTACCATTACGCCTACTTGCATGATGTTTCTCCTTATGTGGTTATCTCATAATCGATTGTTACCTTGCCCGCCAGTAACGCTGTAACGACTCCTGCCGCACTTATTAACTCCAGGTCATACAATCCTTTGCCCGCAGCTAGGAGCGCTGTGGCTGCTGCCGGGATACTTATTGTCACGGTCTGAAGCGAGGTGCTCAGCGTGAGAGTTATACTCAGCGGAACCACAGTCCACGTCACGGTGCCGTCTACAAGTGCTTGTCCTGACGCCGGCACTGCTAGTGTCGTGATCGTTCCGCTGGTGCCGGCTTTCGCACACTGCAGGAGCACCCCACTGCCGCCGCTCATGCCCGCTCCGGGTGTGACGAGCTGCCCGACTGTGTACGCTGTAGATGCGGCCCACACCAGCAGGGTAGAGCTGGCCGCGAGTGCGGTGCCTGATACGCTGCTCTTAATCACCATCCTGGCTGTGTAGCCTGTCAGATCGACAGGCTTGTTGTATTGCAGGTATCCGCCGGATGTGTACGGCTTGAACCCTGCCGCATTCACAACATTGAGTGTTACTGTATTGGCGTCCACCACCGTTACGTCCATGTAATCTGAATCTTTTGGTGGTGTGTTCAGCGCGTTGATCTGCGTCATGCCTTTCACCGACACAACTGCGGCTCGCCAGCCGTTAAGAATTCCGTGCAGCGCGGCTGTGATCGACACGGGAGCTGTGTTCGTGATCGCCGTGATGGCTGCGTAAACGATGGGTGTATCCTCCCAACGCACGACGTAGCTGAACGTCTTGCCCTGGATAATCTCGATGTCGAATAATTTAAGTGCCCGCATCTTCTTCCCTGTCGAAATCTCCCGCCACATCTTCCGCTTCGGCGCACGAGTAGCACTCGTCGCCGTCGCCCTCCACACCCTGCGCGAAGTACTGCAGGCACACGCGGCACTGCGCTACGAAGCTCGTTACGTTCTGCTTCATCACAGCCCTCCGTACCGCACTACGCGCGTCTTGTGCTTGTATCGCTCCCACTCCTGTCTCGCGGCCTCGCAATAATCAGCGAATTCTTTTTTGTAACCCTCACGCTTACCGCGGTCGAAGGTTTCTGCATCCTGTTTACCGTATGCCCGCGCCTTCATGTGCAGCATCAAATACTCGACGTGTTCTTCCCCGATCTCGGGGAAACTGAACTCGTTGTCGCCCTCCATCAGCGCGTCTTGCGGTAGGCGGTAAATTATCACGCCGACACTGTCGTTTACCGTTGGCGTTTGAAGCCAGCGTACTTTTCCCCCGTCCTTGCCACGCTCCAGCCCGATCACCATATACCGTATAGGCCCAGCGCTATTATTCATTAGCAGTCTGCGCGTCGTGCCGTAGTCTTCGGTCGTCAACGACGCGATGTCCTGCTCGTTTATGACGGTGATCTCTTCACCGCTGGACACCAGGTACGCCTGCCTGAACTTCAGGATCAGTGGACTTACGTCGGCGTACATCTGTCCTGCCACGACCGGTATATTCGTGATGTCCGACGTTGCGTCCGGGATACCTCCCGTCAGCCGCGCGAACATCCGATACGCGTCGTTCATGTAAGTGTAGACCTCGGTATCGGTCCACAGATACGGTGCCGCTGTATCTACTACGTCGGAACGAAAAAGACTGTAGAGATCACCGGAGTTCATTCATCGCCCTGCTTCATCCCCAACCACAGTGCATCGCGCTCCTTGGCACTGACGATGAAGCCTGCCATTTTTTCCACTACTTTCAGGTTCGGTAAGCCCTGACCTGAAAAATCTCCGCGTTCGTTGCGCTTGATCAGCTTCTCGAACACGCCGAGAATTTTTTCCTTGCGCTCGTCCGCAGGCATCTCGGGTTTAATCTCGTCTTCCGGGTCAAGGATGTCCTTCGGCCCGTCGACTGGAGTAGCACCGATCAACAGCGCCTCTTTCTCCACTACAGGGGGCACCCATACTGGCACCCCTTTTTCAAAATTGATGATGTGACCGTTAATTGATCTCAACGCATGCTTGCGGTTCAATACGTATTCAGGCACGTCTTTTCTCCTTAGTTTAAAAAAAGAGGGGCGCGAAGCCCCTCAAAGCCCCAAGTGCTCTGTTACGAGTTGTGCAACTCGTTTACACGGTTGTCGATGGTGTACATGACGCGTACACGCGCACGACCTTGTGTTGCTGCCTGGCCACCTGAGAAAGTCAGGGTGCCACGCATGTCTTGGCCTGCTGCTGCGTCCTGTGCACCGGAAGGTGAGTTTGCAGTAGCTTCGTCAGGGATCAGCAACGCTGCACGTACCGGGCTGAACAAGGCAGCGATGGTGCCTGCCAGAGTCAGTGAAGTGGTCAGTGCTGGGTTGGTGAACACGACGGATGTGGCGCTGTAGCTGTCCACCAGGAATGTACCGTTGTACGCGGCAGAAGCGCCAGTACAGCCGGAGATGGTGATGGTCTGGCCGACGGCAGTAACACCGTTGGCAGTCGCATTGCCCATCGTACATACGCGGGGGTCAGTACCGGCGTTGGTCAGTGTGGTTGGCTGGTTGGTGAATGCAGTTGCCTTCAGCGTGGTAGCCGCGAGGTACAGCGCCGAGCTGTACTGGTCGCCCAGTGCCAGCGTTACGGTGCCCGGGCCCACGAAAGGTGCTTCGATCTGCACGTCGCCGCCGATGATCTGGGCGTTGACCGGCAGGGACATTACCTCGAAGTAGTTCGCGCCGGTGTTTGGGTTGGCGTTGTACGTCACCCCTGACAACACGCCCGTGGGCTGAACCTGCGAACCGAAGTCGGTTACGTTGGCCTTCGGGTTAGAGTCGTTGGAAGCACTGTTCAGTGCCGCCAACGGCGCCATACCGTCGTTGTAGTTGAAGACGAATTCTGCGATTAGGGGGTATTGAGCCCCGCGTGCACGTTTGACGATTGACATGTTTGTTTCTCCTTATTGAGCGGTGTACAGAGAGATCACGCCGAAATCTTCAGTCGTGCCGCCGCTGTATTGGGTGTAGTACTGAGGCTTCTTGAAGCCCACGATCTTGCCGGTACTGATACCTTGCTGGTTGTCGTAGTCGAAGCCCTTCTCGTTCCACTCCGGTGCGCCGATGTCGGCAAAACCGAGCGCTTGTGCGCCGCAGAACAGAATCTGGCAACCGTCTACCGCGCCCGCCGCACCGAACTTGGAGCCAGCTGCGGCCAAGCGAGTGTTGGGTACGTGGCGGAACTCGTGCAGATACAGACCGTCCACCTTCACGGTAGAACCGGAGAACAATTTCTCGTTCACGCCGGACTGGTGCGAGTAGCGCAAGTTAGCCATGTAATCGGCGTCCAGCTTCAGTTTGCCCATCGCTTGTGGTGACAGGAATACGTGGTAAGTTTCCTCGCCGCCGTCTTCGCGCACACCACGGATGTAGTTATCCTTGGCGTAAGCCTTGGCCTGCACCAGCATCTTCCACGATGGCAAGTCTGCTGCCGCTACAGAACCGGAACCGGTGCCTACTTCGATCAAACCGCTGGTGCCGTTGTAACGGGCGTAGCGTTTTGCAGAAGGGGCGACCACGTCGGCTGCGAACTCGAGGAACGGCATGTCGGAACCTACGCGCACACCGCCTGCGTTCTTGTTACTGTAGCTGATGCCGGCCATCGACAGGAAGGCCAGCTGGTCAATGCGGTCTGCCAACCAGTAAGCCAGCGTGTCGCGGGAACTTTCACGGAAGTTTACAATCGACTTCTGATCAGCCATACGGCCTTCATGGCGGTTGGCGTGGCGCATCTGATCGATGCGGATCACCTGGTCGAAGGTCTTGAGCGCTTCCTCGTTGCCTTCCAGTGTGCGGTCGCCGGCAATACCGTCGCCTTCAAGGTCGGTCAACAAAGTCAGAACGGCGCGTGCGCCTTTGTCTGTCTTCTTCAGCTCAGTTACGTGCTGAATAACAGAGTTCGAGTCTTTGCCCAGGAATTTGTTGATGAAAGATGTGTTGCGGGCTTGTTTCCACAAGTCCATCGACCATACGGTCTTTTGCTCAGATGTGAGCAACCCAAAGTTTGTTAGCATGTCAGCTACCCCTTAAAATTAATAAAATGTCGAACAGGTTATGTAACATCTGACAGCGTCCGTCAGACTATTCTGTATATTTACGCCATACCGGCGACTTGTTCGGCGTTTTACGGGGTCGAGCCGGGCGCCGTATGTTGCGCCAATCATTACTGCTGTATGCTTTTTATCGATTTCTACTGGGCGCCGTATCGTGGCTGCCTACGCTTCCCAGGTAAACTACACCTGTCCAGTGTTACTGCGCCAGATAATATCAGATTTCGTCAGAGTGTCAAGCGCAACTAGCGCACCAGATCGATTAATCGCTGACACTGCAGGTGCTCCCTCATGGCTTTATTATAGAAATCCTGGC